CAACTTTTAAATTAGGTACAGATACTAATAGAAATGCATACAACGCTACAAATGTAGCCTACTGCTTCGCAGAAAAACAAGGCTACAGCAAGTTTGGCAGTTATGTCGGTAATGGAAATGCAAATGGTCCATTTATCTATACAGGATTCAAACCTGCTTTTGTTATTGTTAAAAGGTCAAGTGGAACAGGGAACTGGTTGCTGTATGACAATAAAAGAGGTGCATTTAATTTAAACGATGAGTATTTTTATGCAAATAACAATGCAGGAGAAGCCACATCATCAACATCAGGTTATGATTTTTTAAGCAATGGTTTTAAAACAAGAAATACATACAACGATGGCAATGTTAGTGGTCAAACATACATCTACATGGCATTTGCAGAACACCCATTCGTAACATCAACAGGAATCCCAACAACAGCGAGGTAAATTATGTGGGCATTAGTAGAATCAGGAAGTGTAACAAAGATATATACACGACCTAAAGCAATAACAGTAGGTGATGTAAATTATCCTGCAAATATATTTATGCTTTGGAGTGCCGTAGAGTTAAAAGCTATAGGTATCTATGAAGTTATAATCAACAACACGAAATATAAAGACCCTGAATATTACATTAATACTAATCAGAGTTTTAATTTTGCTGCAAACAAAGTAACTGCTACTTATGGAACAGCCACAGCTAAACCTTTAGCAGATACAACTGACCCTGAAACTGGTGTGGTTACTAGAGGTCTCAAATATCAACACGCACAAGCAATAGACCCACAGGCATACGGATTATTACTGCCTAGTGATTGGAGAGTAGTAAAAGCACAAGAAACAAGTGGTACAGTTGCTAGTGATTGGACTACTTACAGGGAAGGCGTAAGAACTGCAGCACAAAGCATGAAAACAAAGATCAATGCAGTAAGCACAGTAACAGCTTTAATGGCACTCTATGTCTACAATGATGCTACCCCACCAGTTAGACCATTAGGGGAGTTCCCAATAGCACCTGAATGATGCTAAGATATTAATTTTTACAGGAGTAATTTATGGCAGATGCTAAACAAGAAAACCCAACATTCAAAATTGAGATTGATGGTGTTGAAAAAGAATTTAATGTTAATGATTGGTCAGACGAAGGCAAACAGTTATTTAACAAACTGGCTATCATTCAAAAAGCAGGAAACGACTTTGTTGCTAATGCAAATTTTGAGATAGAGAAAAACGAGATTTTGCAGAAGCACTATGTGGAACAAATTAAAGTTCATCTCCCAACCGAAGAAGAAGATGAAAACACAGAAGCCAAAAAGGATTCGGACAAAAAAGCCAACTAACATTAGTGCTTTAGAACTGCATGAGCAGATTTGTGCCATACGCTATGAGAACCTAGAGAAAAGACTAGAATCAGGTTCAGCTAGATTCATTCGCATGGAAGCTATGATTTGGGGTTTGTATGCCGTTTTAGTTGGCTCTTATATATTGGAGAAAATGGTCTAATGGCAGGATTAACAGTACACACAGCACCCACACAAGAGCCTGTAACACTACAAGAAGTTAAAGAATATCTAAGGGTAGATGATGCTACTGATGAAAGAGTTGTAAGACCTTTCATAGAGAGTGCTAGGAGATTCTGTGAAGAACATACTGGCAGAGCATTAATGACACAAACCTTAAAGCTAAGTTTAGATGCGTTTGAGGACTCATACGACCCTTTGTGGGAAGGTTTAAGGACTGGTCCATATCTTAACTCATATAAGAATTATGTTGTTCTACCACGCTCTCCAGTAGCTTCCGTAACTCACATGAAAACCTTTGATGATGCTAATACAGCTACCACATTTCCTAGTGCTAATTATTATGTAGACCTCGCAAGAGAGCCTTCAAGAATAGTGCTTAGAAAAGGCTATACATTCCCAACTGATTTAAGAGTTGCTAATGCTATAGAAATTACTTATGTCGCAGGTTACACATCTCAATACCTCGTGCCTGAACCTATAAAACTAGGCATCATGCAACATATAGCTTTTCTTTATGAGCATAGAGGAGATATGTACAACGCAAGTCAACCTTATCCCCCTATGTTGCGTTCTTTGTATGCTCCCTATGTCATTCATAGAGGACTGGGTTCATCTGCCTTAATGGCACTAGGTTAAGATGGCAAACAGTATCGGCAAGATGCGATATAGAGTGAAAGTGGAGAGAGCCACTAACACTAGAGATGCAGGTGGTGGTATTGCCCAAGCATTTAATCCTGTTACATTTATTTATGCCGACATAAAACCTAAAAGTGCTAACAGCGTTTATAGACAGGGTATGCTACAAGAAAAAGTAACCCACGAAGTAACAATCCGTTACATGACAAATATAGATACTAACAGCCGTATAACTTTTGGCACAAGGCAGTTTGCCATTAACGGTATTATTAATGTAGATGAGCGAGATAGGTTCTTAACTCTGTTATGCGAAGAAGGTATAGCAATATGAAGTTTACAAATGTAAAAGATTATCAAAAATACTTAGAAACAAAAGTACCTAAAAAAGTTTTAAAAAAAACAAAAAAAACAGTTTCTAGAGCAACAATGCTAGTTACCGGAGATGCTATCAGTAGCATTCAAGCAGGTGGTAGTGGTGAAAGTGTACAAAAATACAATCCCAATAGAGTACACACACAATCTAAAGCTAATAACCCACCTGCAACAGACACCGGATTCTTGGTTAGCCAAATAACTATGAATGTAAAAACAGAACAAAATGGAACTGTAGTTGGTCAAATTATATCTGCTGCACCTTATTCAAAAGCATTAGAATTTGGAACAGTGAATATGCAACCAAGACCTTTTATGCAACCTGCTTTAAATAAAAATAAGAAAAAAATAATACAAATGTTTGTAGATGGGGGACTCATTAAATGAGCGTTGGTCAATTTGCATTACAGACAACTATTTATAACGCATTAAATGTTAGTGCCATTACAACAACTCTTAGCTGTGGTGTGTATGACGAAGTAATAGAAGGCAATACATATCCTTTTATCACACTTGGTGAAGAAACAACTATTGATTATTCTACTAAAACTGCAACAGGCTCAGAAACAACTATAAATATTCATATATGGTCGCAATATAAAGGCTCTAAACAAACCAAAGAAATTATGGACAAGGTTCACGATTTATTGCATGATAGTAATTTAAGCGTTACTGGATTTAATTTAATTAACCTTAGATTTGAATACAGCGACATAATGAGAGACCCAGATGGGATAACAAGACACGGTGTTATGCGATTTCGTGCAATAATTTTAGGATAATTCTAGGAGAATAATAAAATGGCAGCACAACAAGGTTTAGATATGTTATTGAAGATTGACATTAGTGGTACTCTTACCACTGTTGGCGGTCTTAGGTCTACTTCTATCACTATGAATGATGAATCAGTAGATGTAACTAATAAAGATAGTCTAGGTACTAGAACTTTATTAGCAGGTGGTGGAATGAACAGCGTTGCAATTAGTGGGTCAGGTGTATTTACAGATGTAGCTTCAGAAGTTGCTGTAAGAACTGCTTTTGAAGCACAGAAAAATGTAGCAGCAAATGGTTCTACAGCACAAACTGCTGCTTTTGAAACTTTCCAATTCATAATTCCTGCTCTTGGAGCATACGCAGGGTTATTTCAAATCACAAGTTTAGAGTACGCAGGTGAGTACAATGGTGAAGTTACCTACTCTATGTCTTTTGAGTCAGCAGGACACATAGCGTTTACAGCATCTTAATTTATGTCTTGGCATAAAGTAGATGTAAAGGTTGGCACTGAAAACATATCAGGTATGTTAAATGCCAATGTGTTACAGATAGCCAGTGTAGAAAATCTAGGCGAAGCAATAACAGTCAACGGAAAAAATCATAAGATAGAATCTTTTATTGTTGACCACAGAGATGATATTTTTAAAATAATACTTGCAGAAGCAAGTCCAACAAAGGAGAAGTCAGATGACAAACCCACTCAAAGGGCAGATTGAAGTAAAACTAGGTTCTAAAACCTATAAATGTAGACTAACAATGAACGCAATTATGGAAATTGAAGATGCCTGTAATTGTGGGATTATCAAACTGGCTACTAAAATGGCTGAAGCCGATATTAGAATGTCCGAAATAATAAATGTACTACACCCTGCTATTCGTGGTGGTGGCAATGATTTGAATAGAAACGATATTATAAAAATAGTACAAGACGCAGGTATCATAAACTCAACAACAGCAGTTGCAAATCTGCTATCACAATCTCTAACTGATAATTCAAAGGAAGAAGCAGACGAGGGAAAGCAAGTAACAGAGAGTTAGCTAATGATTCTCTGCCAATCAAAAGGTTTTTTTCAATTTGTGTTGGCATGATTGGTTTCACTGTTAGTGATTTTTGGAACTCCAGTCCTATAGAAGTTTATATGGCAATAGACGGATTTTCAGAATTTAATGGTGCAAACGAAAAAGAAATACCAATGGATAGTTCAAGACTACAAGAACTTATGGAGTTAAATCCGGACTAATGGCTAAAACAGTAGACCAACTTGTATTAGAAATTCGTGCTGAAACCAAACAGCTTCGGAAAGGCTTAGAAAAAGTTAACAAGTCATTAGATAAAACCAAAAAAACAACTAAAAGTGCTAATGCAGGTTTCGCAAAAATGAAATCAGCTTTAGTGGCAGTTGGTGCAGGAGCAGTGCTAGGAAAAATTGTTGCGATTAATAGAACTTTTGAGGATTTAGAAGCTACATTAAGAGCAGTCACCGGAAGTGCTGAAGCAGCAGCAAAATCTTTTGAATTAATAAGAGCATTCACATCAACTACTACTTTCCAAATTGAGGAAGTAGCCAAATCATTTATTACCCTTAAACAAGCAGGTATTATCCCTACCAGTGATGCCTTGTTGGATTTTGGTAATTTTGCTGCAGGTATGGGAAAAAGCATTACGCAACTTTCACAAGCAGCGTTTAATGCTACTACTGGCGAAATGGAGATGCTTAAACAGTTTGGTATTATTGCTAGACAACAAGGGGAAACGATCACAGTTACTTTTGACGGAGTTACTAAAAAAATAGAAAGATCAGGAGAGGCAATAACTGAATACATTAGGTCTATAGGTCGTGAGCAGTTTTCAACTGCAATAGAAGAAAGATTCAATACTTTATCAGGAGCAATTTCTAACTTATCAGATCAAACTTCAGAGTTTGCTGTTTCTATTGGTGATGGTATTGGTGGAAAGGGTTTGCGAAGTTCTTTTGTAGACCTTGCAAAAGCTACAGCAAGTTTAATTGAAACTCTTAGACCTTTAGGACAGATACTTGGATTTCTAATTGCTATTCTTACAGATGTAGTTACAGAGATAGTAAAACTGGTTGATAATATCTTCGTTATTATTAGAGCTATTTTTGAACTTAGCAATATGTTTGATTTATTGTCTGATTTTATGAATGGCAACATAAAAACTTTTGAGCAATTTAAATTATCTGTACGAGGTGGAGCTACCGATATTGAAGAATTAGATGCTGAACTTTTAAAACTTTTAAGAACACAAGCAAAATTTACAGATCAATTTTCTGCTGCTGAAAAAATAGATTTTAAACTTTTTCAGACTTTGTTGTTACAAGTTGAAAAAGCTAGAAGAACCATTGATGATTTGACTGCAAATCAAATGAAAGATTTAAGATCAATCATAGAAAAAGCAATTTTAGCTCAAATGGCACTGGAATCAGTAGGAAAATTTGGTCCGATGCAACCTGATAGAGCAGGTATAACTAGAGATATGTTAGGCGTAGATACTATTGATGAATTTCTAGCTGAAGTTAGTGAGGGAATGGGAGAGGTTATTACAGTAAGTGGTGAAATGAAACAAGCAATTATTTCAGCATCTAATGCATTCACTACAGATTTTGTTGATTCTTTATTAGAAGGAGAAAATGCTCTAGAAAGTTTTAAAAGTTTTTCAAGGAACATAATTTCACAAATAATAGCTATCTTTATGCAAATGGCTGTAGTAAATAAAATTTTAAATTCAGTGTTTAATTTGCAAGGTACTAATCGTTTAAGTGAAATAAATTTATCTAATCCTGATGTAGGTAACCTAGCCGATGGGATTGGGTTTGCAGGTGGTGGAACAGTCCAAGCAGGTAGACCGACAGTTGTTGGAGAAAGAGGAGCAGAGATATTTATTCCCAACACTGGTGGCTCAATAATGAACAATATGAATAGTAAAAACGCTATGGGTGGGGGAACTACTGTAATCAATCAATCAATTAACTTTGCTACAGGAGTTGTACCTACTGTAAGGGCAGAGGTTATGAAAATGATGCCACAGATAGCAGATGTAACAAAAGGTGCTGTAGCAGAAGCTGCAATGCGTGGCGGTAATTATAGGAGAATGTTGCAAGGTGGCTAAATTAATTGCGATGCCTACAAGTCCTAACTTCGTAAGAAGTGATTGGTCGCTTATAAGAACAGTGGGAACAACAGTAAGTCCTTTCACTGGAAAAACTAAGACTCAAGAGTTTGATGGTGTTTATTGGACTGCAGAGGTTTCCTTGCCACCTATGAGAAGGTCAGATGCAGTGAACTGGCAATCTTTTCTTTTAGAATTAAATGGAACTGTAAATCATTTTAAATTTGCAGACCCTGATGCTTTAACTAATAACGGCACATACTCAACATCTTTTTTAGAAGCTGAAGCTAGAACAAATGACACTAGTGAAACATTAACATTCAGTGGGTCAACTCTGACTGCTGCTACTACTGCTTTTTCTAACACACTTGTAGGAGATTTTATTGTTGTTACTGGCGCAGTTAATGAAGAAAATAATGGAACTCATAAAGTAACGAGTAAAACTAGTACCTCAGTAGTTGTAACTGATACTGCTTTTACTTCTGAATCAAGCACGGCTAGTTGCAAGGTTAGAAGTAATGTTAAGGGTGCAACAGGATTAGTGCTTAGAGCTTCCACAAACAGTGCTACAGGAAGTGTTGTGCAAGGAGACTACATACAAATCCAATCTACTTCTAATACATCAGGAACGCCCTCACAGATAGTTATGGTTACTCAAACTGCTACTGCTACAAGCGCAGGTGGTAGTGCAAAAGATTATTATGCTGTGCGAATAGAGCCAAAGTTAAGGTCAGACCTAGCTGCAGGAAATTATGCAGTATTCACAAATCCAAAAGGAACATTTAGATTAATTTCTAATGAAGTAAGTTGGTCAGCAGACCGCATATCAAATTACGGCATTAGCTTTTCTTGTATTGAGGTAATTTAACATGGCAACTAGACAGGGTTTAGATGCTTCTATTGTTAATCGTTTAGGTGCTGATGAACAAGCCTTATTCTTTGCCGTAAAAGCAGAGTTTGATACAGATGATATTCTTGTTTGGTCAGGCACAGATGATCTTGTTATTGGGTCAGAAACATATAGTGGTGCAGGAACATTATTATCAGTTAGTAATTCTGAAGATAACCTTGAGCTAAAATCAAATGGTTTAGTTGTTGCTCTTTCAGGTATGGACACAACTGTGGTTAATTATGCACTAACAGAGAACTATCAAAATAGATCAATAACTATTTTCATGGGATATGTTATGGGTGGAACGAATGAGGTTGCAGGAACGCTAACTTTGTTTAAGGGTAGAATGACTAGCCTTGTTATAAATGACACGCCTGAAGGCTCTACAGTAACCATAGATGCAGAAAATAGACTAGTAGACCTAGACAGACCATCTAATCTTAGATACACAAAAGAATCACAAAATTTTTTACACTCAGGAGACACTGGTTTTAACCGTGTTGCATCATTACAAGACAAACAAATTAACTGGGGTAAATCATCTGAAAATGCAGGTGGTAGCAGTAGCGGCAGTGGTGGACCAGGCGATGGAAATGGTTCAGTTAACAGAAATTTTCAAGATAGATGAAGAAACTTCCTAACTGGCAAGTCATGTTTGATTCCTTTGTAGAAAAGAATAACTTTCCTTTTGAATGGGGTCAAAATGATTGTTGTAAATTTAGTAACGCTATTATAAAACAAATTACAGGTGAAGATTTAATACCTAAAACTTTAAAATGGAATGATGAAGAAAGTGCAAAAAAAGCTATCTCATCTTATGGCGGTGATTTAGAAACGAGTATAGAAAAAGCCTGTAATGAAAAAGGCGTAGGAGAAATAGATAAAGCATTTATGACTTGCGGTGATCTTGTTGTTTACGAACAAAGTCTTGGTTCTTTTCTTGTAGGAATGTGCAATGGTTTTGGAATACTAACACCTACAGATGATGGCATTGGTGTAGTTGATTGCGGTTTAGCTTATAGAGTTTGGAGATTTGATTAATGGCTAAGCAGATTAAACAAGCTATTATTGCAACAGTAATTGTTGTTGGTGGCACTTTTATTGCATCATTTTTTTCTTCTGCGGTGGTTACTGCTACATTAGCAGCAACAACTTTTGCAACGACATTAGTAGCTAGTGTTATAGGAAAGATGACATCAAAAGGTATTGATGCTTCTGCAGGAAATTTTGGTTCTAAATTTGCAACTCGTGCGCCACTTGCTCCAAGACAAATTGTGTATGGTGAGTGCCGTGTTGGTGGAACTGTGGTACACATTGAAACCACTGGAACTGATAATTATTTATTACACATGGTAGTAGCTATTGCAGGGCATGAAATAGAAAGCCTTGAAACGCTTAGACTTAATGATATAAATACCACAACAACAACATCTACAATAAGCGGTTCAACAGTCTATACAGTTACAAATGCTGACTTTACTAACACAGAGAATGATAATAATTTTGGTAGTGGCAGATTAGTTCGTTACTCTTTTGAGGACGGTAGTCAAACAGCAGCAAACGGTTTTATGGATGCTCAACTTTCAAGCATGGGTACAACAGATAAATTTTTAGGTGTTGCTTATGTATATGTACAAATGGTATTTGATGCTGAAAAGTTTGGTGGCGGTATGCCTGCAATATCATTTAAAGTCAAAGGTAAGAATGTTTTTGACCCTAGAACTGGTGCAGTTGCTAGTAGCGATCTACAAAGATCAAACCCTGCATTAATTATAAGAGATTATTTAACTGATACGCAGTATGGATTAAAAGCAAAAACATCAGAAATAAACGATACAACAAACGCAGGTGGAATTGCATCTGCTGCAAATACCTGTGATCAAAATGTAACTCTTGCGGACGGCTCTACAACGGAAAGAAGATATACAGCAAACGGATTCACTAACTTTAGTGCTAATGGTAATGGTGTTCTTGAAAGTGTGCTTAGTTCAATGGCAGGAAAAATGTCTTATGTGAATGGTCAGTTCACAATTTTTGCAGGTGCTTCTCAAAGTCCAAGTCTAACAATTATTGATGATGATTTACTAGCACCAATAGCAGTATCAACTAATGCTAGTACAGGCGATCTTTATAATTCTATTAAACCTGTGTATGTAGATGCTAGTTTAAACTTTATATCTGCAGATGCAGAAGTTTATGCAGATTCCACAATGCTGAATGCAGATACGCCAAGTGGAGAAAGTACCGCTAATTATGTAAAAAGAATGGAAGTGCAATTACCATTTACAGTCACAGATACTATGGCTCAAAGACTAGGTCGCATAGGTTTGAAAAGCCAAAGACAGACAACATCATTATCAGTTTTAGTAAGTCTACAGTTTATGAGATTACAACCTAATGACTGGGTGTACCTAACAAATGAAAGGCTAAATTTTACACAAAAAGTATTTGAAGTGTTGTCTACAAATATGGAAGTTATACAAGATGGAGATGTTCCTGTAATAGCAACAAGGTTGGAACTTAAAGAAGTAGAAGCAGCAGTATTTAATTTCGCTACTAATGACTACACCACAGCGCAATCAGAAGGCTCTAATGTATCAACAGGTACATACGCAGTTACAGCACCAACAAACCTTGCCCTAACGCAACAGAGTAACATAGACGGCACTACCAGTAAGGTAGATATAAAGGTTGCATGGACTAACAACGCATCAGACAAAGTTACCCTTACAGAGATAGAGTATAAATTATCTACAGACAGCAATTTTACTTCTGACTTTACAGTTGGAAAAAGAGTTGCAGTTGGACTTATACCTAATGTAGTTGTAGGAAAAACTTACAATGTAAGAATAAGGCACATAGATGTTAATGGTGTAACAAGTGCTTATACAAGCAATGTGAATATAAGCATAGCAGTAGCAGGTACAGCACCCTCTACACCTACTAACTTAGCTGTATCATCTAGCAAAGGTCAAATGCTTGTTCAATGGACTAACCCTAACAACTCTGACCTAAGAGCTGTTAAGGTTTACAGACGAACAGCTAATACAAATCCAACAGATGATACTCATTTAGTAGATACGCTTTCAGGAGAGCCTAACGCAATAACTACTACAATTTTTGGAGATCAAGACGGACTAACAGCAGGAACTACTTACTACTTTTGGGTAAGAGCAATTAATCATTCAGGGCAACACTCAGGATTTAGTAGCTCAGTAAATGGTAATTTCTCTGCAGCAGGTATTGCAGACGGCTCTATAACAACCCTTAAACTTGCAGCACAAGCTGTAACAAATGCAAAGATAGCGGTTTCTGCTATTCAAGGAGATGTTATTGCTGCTGGTGCAATAGTAGAAGCTAAGTTAGGAACAGATGCAGTTACAAATGCTAAGTTAGCAGACAACGCAGTTGATACAGCACAAATTGCTGCTGATGCAGTTGAGACAGCTAAGATTGCAGACAACGCAGTAACTAATGCTCTTATCGCAACCGATGCAGTAAACCAAGATTCTATTGCAGCCAATGCGGTAACAGCTACACAGATTGTTGCAGGAACTATTACAGCAAGTGAGATTGCTACCAATGCTATTACAACAGCTAAGATTGCAGCAGATGCAATTACCACCGCCAAGATAAATGCAAGTGCTATTACAGCCACCGAAATAGCCTCTAATGCTGTTACTGCAATTAAAATAACTGCAGATGCAATTACAGCGGACAAGATTGCAACTAACGCAGTTACTTCAGCAAAAATAACAGCAGGTGCGGTTATTGCAGGGAAACTTGCAGCTGATTCTGTTGTAGCTACCAACATACAAGCAGATGCAGTAACAGCAGATAAAATAGCTGCTAACTCAGTTGTTGCCGCAAGTATTGTCAGTGGGTCTATAACATCAACACAGATAGCAGCAAATACAATTAATGGCGATAGGATAAATGTAGACACTTTAGCTGTGAAAAAATTTGCTGATGTTAGCTCTACGATTATTGCTCACACAGGAGCTACAGTGCCGCTAGATGTTTTTGGTAGTGTAACTCAAAGAGGTAGCACAAACTTTACAACACAAACACAATCTACTGGAACATATTTATCTTTATCAATAGGCAGTGTTCGTAATGGTGCAAAATACAGAGCTATATGGTCAGGTGTATATGGAGATTGCACAAATGGTGTTTTGGAATACAGCATAGATAATTCTACTTTCCAACAAGCAGCAGGTGGATTACAAGGGGTAACTATGGCTGCAGGAACATTTAGAACCTATGTTTTTGTATACAACGGAACAATATCAGGTCTTGCATCCAATGCAACGACTGTTTATTGGCGAGTAAGGTGGATAACAAAACTAAGAAGTACCTATCAATCACTCTATGTCTTTATAGATAACACACAATAAAATGGCAGACTATACAATTTACAAAACATCAGACGGAGTTATAGAATCTTGCGGTTCAACTAATGTAGGCATAGATCAAATTAACTTAGAAAGCCACCAATCAATAATTGAAGGTGTTTACGAGGTAGAGAAATATAAGATACTTGGCGGTTCTGCAGTAGAGCAGTCTGTAGATTTTTGGAGTCAAGTAAGAATAGCAAGAGATACCTTGTTGCAAGAATGTGATTGGACACAAACACTAGACTCACCTTTAACAGATAGCAAGAAAGCAGAATGGGTTACATACAGACAAGCATTAAGAGATGTACCTGCAAATAATTCAAGTGCAGCATCTTATGATGATGTTACATTTCCAACACAACCATAGGAGTAGATTATGAGAGACGAAGGAAGATTTCAAGGAGACATGGATAGAAACGAAGTAGAAATGGACTTAAATAAGTTCATGGCTATGGTGCAAGAAATCGGTGCGCTCAAAGATCAAATTAGAGACTTAGAAGATGAGTCAACTAAGAACCCACATCAAAGGTGGATATTTTTAGCCAGTGCTATTGATTCATGGCGCATCTTTCCACGAATCTTTGTAGTCGTCTACATTTATCTGATGTATGAATCTGTTATGTGGTTTATGGCATTGCCTGAACCCAACATAGAACAGTCAGCATTAGTATCTGTAGTAGTTGGTGCTATGGGTGTGGTATTTGGAGTTTACTCAGGCAAATCCGGACAGAGCAAAGGATTTAAGGGCGAAGATAAGTAGATTAATTTATGATACTGCCTGTCCTAGTAAGCTAAGTAAACCTACAGGTAAACCAACTGCAACTAACACATTAAAAGATGCAGAGTTAAGAAGTCTAATCTCTAGTCTTAGTAATTTTTGTTTGATTCTTTTTTTCATTTTATTCCTTATCAAGTTATACAGTTATTATAACAACCCTATCTAATTATGCAAGTAATATAGATGTTTTTTTTGGTGATAAACTGTGTTTATGGATGCCTTTACATTAATAGAAGAAGTTGGATTGCCCATCGCAAGTGGTTTGGTTATGGGTTACTTTATTTTTCTGATCATGCAACAAATGATGACTGGCTTAGTCAATAAAATCAAAACAGTAGAAGGAATTGCAAAGATGCTTATTACTAGAGCATCTATAATGAACAACGACATGATTAGAATTGATACAAGCGTGTCCAGTGCTTTAAATCTTGCACCTGATTTAGACAGAATAGCAAGAGCAGAGAACTTCGTAGAAGACGGCAAGATAGATGCTAGGCGTGATTAATGGATATAGTTTTATTAATAGAAAAATTTGGTTTCACTACAATCATGGTAGTTGGTCTTGGATATTTTGTTTATTATGTATGGATTACAATTACTAAAACTGTTGAACCTGCAGTAGCAGAAATGCAAAAGACTATTATTAGACTTACTGACCAATTAAGGTTGCTAGATCAAGATATGATACGATTACAGCAGAAAGTTAATACAGTTTTAAAATTAAAAGATGTAGAGGAAAAAAATGATTGATTTTTTAATTAACCTATTTGTAATATTATTTGCAACAGGAATAATTATGTCATGGTTTGATGATACTCATCCGCTATGAAGAAACTAAGTAACAATCAATTAATTACTTTTGGCTTATTAGGTTTTTTCTTGACTCTATTGTTTTCTTTAAGCATAAAAGCAGATCAAATGACTCACAAGTTTAAGAGTCCTAGCTTTAGTGGAAACAATACAAGCTCTCATTATTTTACGGCAGAGAATCAAGAGTTCAATAGAAAAAAAGCAATCAAAGATGAGATCAAAGCCTACCAAGAAGAATTAGCAAGAGAAGCAGACAACACAACTCTTGCAAGGTTTATAAGAAATTTAGAAAGTCGTATATACGCACAGTTATCTAGGCAGCTAGTAGAAAATTTGTTTGGAGAAACTACAAGTACAGAAGGTACTATTGAATTAGAGGGTAATACTATTACCTATGAATCTGACGGAGAATATATAACACTTATAGTTACAGATGCAGATGGAAATACTACAGAAATCACTTTGCCTATCGGTTCTTTTACTTTCTAGCTGTGCATTTGTACAAGTTGATTCACAACTAAACAGACAGCTATTAGATAAAGAAGCAAAACTAGCAAGTATCTTAGACATTCAATCTGATGAGTTGAAGAATGTGTCTGTACCTAAACGCAGACCTATTATTGCCGTCTACCCTAACAGCTTTACAGATCAAACAGGACAACGAAAAAGCAACAGTGAGTTTGCTTTATTTTCAACGGCAATAACACAAGCACCTAATTCCTTATTACTAAGAGCCTTAAAACACGCAGGTAATGGTGAGTTTTTTAGAGTGGTAGAAAGGGTTGGTTTAGATAATCTAACTAAAGAAAGGCAACTTATACGGTCTGCTAGAAAAGAATTTAATCAAGATGATATACAACCACTACTATTTGCAGGTCTTATATTAGAAGGCGCAGTAATTGCATATGATGCTAATATTAGAACTGGTGGTGGGGGTGCAAGGTATCTAGGAATTGGCAAAAGCGTAGCTTATAGAGAAGATGTAATAAGCGTTTCCTTGCGAATGGTATCAACAGCAACAGGCGAAGTATTAGTAGAAGTATTGTCGCAAAAAACTATATTTAGCTACTCTAATAGTGATGATGTATTTAAGTTTATAGAGCTAGGAACAGAGCTAGTTGAATTAGAATTCGGTGTGACCTACAATGAGTCAACCACTATCGCTTTAAGCAAGGCGATTGAGAGTGCAGTATTGGAACTCATTAACATTGGTTATGAGAGAGGGTTTTGGAAATGAATAAATATTTTTATATTGTTCTCATTATTCCTATGATAGCAAATGCTGCAGATAATGAGATTTATGTAGACCAGTCAGGTGCTACAGCAAACATAGATTTTGAGCAATTAGGTTCAGGCAATATTATAGGTGGCACTTCTGCAACTGCAGGAAGCATGACACCATTAGACCTTGACGGTGCATCTATGACCTTAGACATTAATCAGATAGGCAACACTAATAAATTTTTAGGAGACATATATGCAGACTCATATACTGGCTTTTTTGAATTCACTGGTTCAAACAATGTATTTAATATGCAGACTGACCCAACAAATACCTATGGTGCAGATAACTCTAATGTCAATGTACAGGTTACAGGTGCAGGTAATACATTTACATTAAATCATGCTGTTGCAGCTTTAGCTGCTACATTAGACCTAGATTGGACTATTCAGGGTAGTAATAATACTATTACTTCAGCCATTGACTATGACGGTGGAACTAACTTCATGGACATAGACGGCTCAGATAATACTGTTACTTTTGACGGAGATGGATATGCAGGTGGTTATTTTTATCTTGACCATACTGGGGGTAGCAGGACTTTTAATATCCAACAACACAGCACACAAGACAATGACTGGCTTAAAGTTACTTCTGTTGGCTCTAGTGGTACTGTGTGTGTCACTCAAAACGACCAAGGTTCAAGCACAAGCTGTTAATATAGGTGATATATCTGAACTGAATGGTTCAGCACAAATAGTGAGAGACAAGCCTTATGATGCAGACCTAGAGTTTGCCATACAAAGCAATGATGAAGCTGTGACTTCTAATGGAAGGATGGCTATTACATTTCTTGACGATTCTACTGTCAGACTAACCGAGCATTCAACTCTCATTATTGATGAGTACATCTACAATGCTGACCCAAGCAAATCTAAAATGGCTTTGACCTTTGGTGTAGGCACAGCTAGGTTTATCACAGGCAAATTAAGCAAGATAGATAAGAAAAACATTACGCTAAAGACTCCTACAGCCAATATTGCAATCCTTGGTACTGATTTTACAGCAACAGTAGACGAGCTAGGGCGCTCTCTAATCATTCTTTTGCCTGATTCTATGGGATTATCTAGTGGTGAGATAGAGGTAGCCACAGCGACAGGCACAGTTCGTTTAACAAAACCTTTTGAAGCTACCACAGTGTCAGTCTTTGAGAACTCACCATCCAAGCCAGTAATATTAGATTTAACTTTAGATGCTATTGATAATATGTTGATTGTTACCCCACCTAAGAGACAAGAATTGGAATCACAAGAAGAAGTGGCTAAAACTGCAAATATTCTAGATTTTAATGGTCTTGATGTGGACTTCTTATCAAATGAATACTTGGATGCTGAAGCTGATTTAGAATTCACAGAGTTAGACATTAACTATCTTGACGGCAATTTCCTAGAAGATTTATTAGACATTTTAGATTCATTAGCAGTAGGTGAAGAAAAAGATGCTGTTTCACAAGATGCAACTTCAATTAAAATTACAGGAACAAAAATAGGTCAGGACACTGACACAGGAATTACGACCTTTGTAACTGGGCAGATAGTCACGCTTATTCGTGCAGGTAACGATACTGCAAGGTTGGATTTAGATGGAAGTGGAAGCTATACTGTAATAATAATACAAAATGGTATTAGTAAAACTGTTTTAATAAACGGTGGTAGCAGTAGTAACATTACTATAACTCAAAGTGATTAATGAAGAAGTTAATATTTCCTATACTTATAATCCTACTTGGATTGCCAATGTATTATTCTGCTTCACCATTACAAACTTTAAAACTTAAAACATTTGATTACCTTGTTCCAAAAAAAGAACCTACAGGATTTTTCACAGTCCTTAATATCACAGATAAAGATGTTAGAGCAGAAGGTGGCTACCCATTTCCTAGATCAAGACTAGCTGAAATACAAAAAGAATTAATTGAAAAGGGTGCAACTGGGGTAGGTTGGGTAATTGCTTTTGCTGACAAAGATAGGTTTGGTGGAGATAGTTCTTTTGCTGTAAGCCTTAGATATGCACCCTCAGTTTTAGCAATGTTTGAGAGCGACAACGGAGAATATCCACCGACCACAGGAACAGTCATGTTAGGTGATAATATTACTGGCATAAAAGCTAGTGGTGTAACTCAAAACATACCTATGCTTAGAGTTATTGCATCTCAGGGCATAGCTTCTGCACCAACTGAAGTAGATAATTTAGTTAGACAAATACCTTTGCTTATGCAAACTCCTAATGGTTGGGTTGCATCTTTTGGTACAGAGGTTCTTAAAACATTAGCACTACAAAAAACTTACATAATAAAAGGCTCTGCTTTAGGAATAGAAGAAATATCTGTAAGAGGTATACCACCAACCAAGTTAGATAAATATGGTAGGCAGTGGATTAGTTGGGTGGACACACCACAAACCACGCTTCAAGAAATGGATGTTGCAGGTAAGTTTGTTTTTGTAGGCGTTACTGCTCGTGGTGTCATGCCACAAATTGCAACTCCTGTAGGCTTATTAGAACCTCATAAGATACAAGCATCCTTGTCTGAATCAATATTGCTAGAGGGAAGCCCATACATACCAAATTGGAATTTGACTGCTGAATGGTCAATTTTTCTAATTTTAAATGCTCTGACATGGCTTCTATTAGTATATTTGGGGGTTACATGGGGTTTAGTATTAACGAGTTTAATGCTTTTAAGCACTTTTTTTGGTGGTTACTGGTTAATACAACAAGGTATGTTGATAGATGTTAGTTGGTCTTTGTTATCCGGATTTATAACTACAGCAACAGCTTTTTATATTAGATTTAGAGAACAATACAAACTCAGACAGCAGATTAAAAAACAGTTTGAGCATTACTTAGACCCAAGACAGGTTAAGGAGTTACAAAAAAATCCTGATCTATTAAAGTTGGGTGGAGAGAAACGCACTTGTACATTCTTGTTTACTGACCTAAGAGGTTTCACATCCCTGTCTGAATCTGTATCGCCTGAACAAGTTACATACATAATGAATAAGGTTTTAACAGCTCAACAGATAGCAGTTCAGAAACATGGTGGAATGGTAGACAAGTATATAGGTGATGCAATGATGGCAATATTTAACGCACCTTTAGATTTACATAATCACAGCAAGGTAGCAGTAGAGTGTGCTTTGGATATTATTAAAAACATTAAGCAGGTAAATGTTGAGCTGAAGCATGAGGGTTTGCCATCTATTGCTATAGGCATAGGCATCAATTCAGGCGAAGCAATCATAGGCAACATGGGTAGTGAATCAAGGTTTGACTACACAGCTATAGGAGATGCAGTAAACACTGCAGCTAGACTAGAAAGTGCTACAAAAGATAGAGGAGTAGACTTGTTAATAGGTGAGCAAACTGAAACCTATTGTGGATTTCATTTAAAACTCTTAGAACCTATAATAGTCAAAGGTAAAGCAAAAGCCTTAAATATATTCACATGGGATAGTAGTTATGAGAAAAATTTTTGATTGGTTAATAAGCCTTTTTATTTATCGTTATCAAATAAGAGTATCCTTTAACAAAGAGTATGGAGATGCAGACGATAAGGTTTACATAAGCAAAAAGATCATTGTGCAAAAAGAAAACCATTTAAAGTTTCGTGATCTAAATAACAAGACAATAGAGTACAGAAGTGCAGGTGGTCTTAATTACATAATAGAGGATATGTGATGCAACAGATATTCATAGGAATTATAATCATGCTTGGTATAAGTACATATTATCTATATAGCCAAAATCAAATACTGCAAACAAATAATTCAGTTTTAGAGGGTGCAGTTGCCACCCAAGAGGAAGCAATTAAGACAATCCAAAAAGACTTTGAGATGCAAACACAACAGTTGCAGGACCTTTCAGTAAAGAGCCAAGCTGCTCAAAGAGAGTTAAACAGATATACTCAGTTCATACAGAACTATGAATTAACTGCTAAAATTTTAAGTGACCCCATAGAAATGCAGAGGAAAATAAACAATGGTACAAAACATATCATGGAAGATATTGAGAAACTCAGCGACACCGTTGATAGCCTTGATGATGGTTTGCAGTTGCAGCCTAATTCCAACTAAGCAAATACAAGTAACTGCCAAGCCTATTGAGCGCAAGATAGTTCAACCTATCATGCCTAGAGAAATTGATCTAAAAGAATTGCAGTGGATAGCTGTTACGCCTGATAACTGGGATGAACAATTAGCAAGAATAGAACAACAAGAAGGTGAGTTAGTGTTCCTTGCTATGACGATTCCTGACTATGAAGTCATGGCATACAATATGCAAGAGATCAAAAGATACATTACAGAGTTGAAAGATGTGGTAGTTTACTACCGAAAAGTAACTACCGAAAAATCAAAAGAAAATTAAAAAGTGAACCCTGCGACTTCACCAAACCAAAAGGAAGATTGTATAAAACCCGCATAATATACAATCCCAAGGCACTGCAAGGTTCTAATGAATTATACAAGCTTTTTTTAAAACTTCCAAAAAATGATAAAATCTGATAGCCTTGGATTTTCATATAGGAGAATACTATGGGAATTATAGGAGAATGGATTGGAATTATTACAGGTGTTGTATGCTTAGCATCAATTATCTGTGCATTAACTCCAACGCCAAAAGATGATGCTCTGATTGGAAAGTTCTATAAATTTTTAGAACTCATGGCATTAAATATAGGCAAAGCCAAGAAGTAGAAACTAAAGGTGCAGATGCACCTGTTTAATCATGTCAAATACAGTTACACCATTTGTTTACAAAGCAATACTAGAAAGAGTCGTTGATGGTGATACTATTGATGTTACTCTTGACTTAGGATTTAGTGTCTTTCTTCATAAACAACGCTGCAGGTTAGCAGGTATAGATACTCCTGAGTCAAGAACTCGCAACTTAGAAGAAAAAGCATTAGGTAAGAAAGCATCAGCAAGATTATCAGAACTATGCGTAGGCTCATTTTTAATTCAATCATTAGGCAAAGGAAAATATGGCAGAATACTTGCAATCCCTTTTACAGAAGATGGTCAAGATGTTTGCCAAATTCTTGTCAATGAAGGTCACGCAGTTAAATACTGGGGTGGAACTAAAAAAGCAAAAGTCAGAGATGACGGAACTTGGGGAGAATAATATGCGTATATCACAAGAAGGAATAGATTTAGTCAGAGCATTTGAAGGCTGTGAGTTAGAAGCCTATCAATGTGCTGCAGGAGTTTGGACTATTGGCTACGGTTACACTAAGGGTGTACAAGAAGGCGATATGTGGTCAAAAGAGAAAGCAGAACATATGTTGTGGCATGAATTTGAAAACGAATATGAAAATGCCGTCAATGCTTGTGTGAAAGTTCCTCTAAACCAGTGTCAGTTTGATGCTCTGTGTAGCTTTACTTACAATTTAGGTCCCAATGCACTAGGAACATCTACACTGTTAAAGGTGCTTAACTCAGGAGACTACAGCCTAGTTCCTGAACAGTTCCTTCGGTGGAACAAAGCAGGTGGTAAAGTGTTGGTTGGTTTAAGCAGAAGGAGAGCAGCAGAAGTTGCTTTGTTTAATGGTGAGAGGTGGGAACATATTTAATGGCTTTATCAAAAACCCAAAACAACAGACTAGGATTATTGCTATCTGTAATGTTCAATGAAGATACGCCTGAAGAACTTTTAGTAAATGTTGTTAAAGAAGGTTTTGTAGAAAAAAATGATAATAATTTTCAACTCACAGATAAAGGCGTTGATGAAAAGTCACGGCTTTGCACACTTAGTGGACTCAACATTAAATACTCGTCTGAAAAAAAGGAAAAACTATCCTGAACTTATACCTAAGTTAGACTTACTTCCTAGATTTAAAGATTTCTATAAGAGTTCTTAATGTTTCTCTTGGTAGATGTTGTAAGTGAACTGGTATTTTTATTCCTCTTACTATCATTTGTATTTTTTTAACCTAGTTGTTGCATGGTGATACATTTTTTTTGAAAAATATTTTTTACTACTTTTTATTGGTACTTTGCACAAGTAAACACCAAAAGTAATAATCATACCCAATAGCACCCCTAATATAATTGCGTGTTCAGGCGTACCTGTTTGTTGCCATTGCTGTAATGTCATTTCTATTTTTTCCATAATTGTTCCTTAATTTTTGTTACTAAATTTATTAATATTTTTTGTTTCTTTTAGATATGTTTCAGTTCTTTTTTCCCAATACTCTTTTTCATTAAAAGATTTATTTGAGTCAACAAAAATATTATCAATATTTTCTGCTGCCATATTAAACTTAGGCTCATTATCTTTACCCCACTTAGCGTGTATTACATCTTCCAGTTCACCTTTGTGATCTGTAACTATAAAATCAATTATTATCCATGCCATAAGCCATATAGCTAAAGGCAGTACCAACCAAAATAAATAACTCATATATCCCCCTTAATATTTTACAATGTTACCTTCGTTGTCTATAAACGAATATTTTTTCATTAGCTGTTTCAACATAAAGTCTACAACTTCTGCATGAATCTCTGCATCTTTACTAGGCTCATTCAATTCTTTTATAATTCTTTTAATAGAATGATAATCATCAGAGTAAATTGAAATGTTTTTAACATACTGTTTTAATGCTCTTTTGATTATTAGCGTATCTGCTCTATATAAATTCTTATACATATCTTTCTCCTATAATTTTAAATCAACAATAACAATTACTAATATTGCTAGTACTGTAGTTATTAATATTAATTCCATTAATGTAATATCTCGTCTTCTTCAATTACATGAAATTCAACTCTTGGCTCATCATGGTAATTTGCACTTAACCAATCCAAGCATTGACCTATTTGCCATAAGTGTAATCCGGCACTAGACCAAACTGCATCATCACTATCATCCATGTAATAACTTGCAAACACACATTTGTTACAAAAAATAATGTCTTCTACAGGTCTTTGATCTTCTTCAAGATACCTGTTTGGTGACATAGTTCCGTCTTCATTTCTTCGGAACACCCACCTAAAATGTGATCTATTTTTTCTGTCTAACAATCTAGCATTCTCATCGCAGACCATAATAAAGTTATGACCTAACTCCACTACTTCTATTGTTTCGGCATCTACTATTTTGCATATAGAGTCGTAATCTAAATCTATTTCAGTGTGTTGTAGTGTTCGTGTTAATGGGTCAATAACATATACCCAACCTTTTTTTATATCTTTCATACTGTTGATTTTTTATTTTCAAAAAATAGTTTGCATAACATAGCAACCCTAGTATTAATTTTTGCGTGTCCGTTTTCAAACCTAGCAATCATACTTCTATTAGGTAAGCCGTTTATTTGATAACCAAGATATTCAGCTAATTCTAGCTGTGTAGTATTGGTATCTTTTCTAAGTTCTTTTAGTTCTAAACCATTCATTATTTACTCCTATTAACAATTTCATAATCTTTTGTAACTAGACCTACATCTTTGCTACCTCTAAAATGTGCTTTAACAAAAGTGATCTTACCGTCAGAATATTGTCTGATATGTTTTCTCACTGCATGGAAGGCACGGCTTCCACTTTCACCGGTGCTACCATTCCCATTGGAATTAGTGTCACCAAATAAATCTAATTTTAATACTTTGTGTTCATACTTTGGTTTTCTCAGAAATTCACTATTTGTATATTTTTTGCTAAAAGGTATGAAACCTGCATTTTGAGGAGTTACCCCCAAGATACTTTGCTTGTTAACAATCTGTGGATATGAAAGCATAAGAACTAACTGTGTATGTACATTTATAATTGTAGATACCATAGAATTTAAAGTAGGGTTGTTATACATACCACCATCTACATCAGAACCAGTATCAGTATATTGGTAGAAAGGACTTTGCTCAGGCAACCAAAATGTGTAACCCATATCTCCCCTGTATGAAAAAAAATAATCATTAGGGTCTATAAAAAAAGTATTATCATCACGAAAGTATATTGAAACATTACCTTTGAACATAGGTTGTCCTTCATCATCTTCATATCCTACATCTTCTAAATATACATTAGCGATACAAGTTTCACCTTTTAGCATTTTTTCTTCTATTTTTTTGAGATCAACTTTTGTACCTATGCCGTCAATCGCAATTTTATTCCAAGCCTTATGTGCTTCTGCACTTTCTGTAATACCAATATCAACTTCATGTTGTACAAATGTAGATTTGAATGGTAAAAACATTTTTATCTCATCAGTAAGTTTTAAGTATTCTTCGCCAGTCAGTTTGTTTTCCTCTGTTGGTTCAGGAATAAAAAATTTCATACTTTGTTGAACTCTACGGGCATGAGCCTCTAGCCAAACAGATAATAGTTTTGTTGGTACTGGATTTTTTTGATTTCTCCAGTTGACGCTTTGCTCATACTTGTAAGGGTCGTCTTCAACATTTACAGATATATGATCAGGTGGTACAAAATCATATTGAAATTTACGCGGATTTTTTTTAAATAAAACATGAGCATGTAACAATTTTTGCAATACAGTATTATCCATTGAAGGTAGCCTCTCTCATTTTTAATACAACCTGTATTTGTTTTGGTGAAAGCGTACCTTTAGCTTTTAATTGTGAAAGCAAAGATTTTAAGAAAGAATTGTTAGTTCTATCTCTAATTAAAAAATCTACAATCTCGTGACCGTAATGATGTCCTAAACGAAAGTCCTCTAATCTAACCATAATTATAGATGTTGGGTTACCGTGCTTTGCTGCGTTTCTTACTATATTCATAATATCTCCTATCAATTTATTATAGGGTTATTTTAACAACTTAAATTGTTATTGCAACCCCTAATGACTAAAAAGGTAAATCATTATCATCTTCGGTTGGTATATAAGTATCTTCTTTTGTTTCAAAATATCGCTTTGCCCATTCTTGCCCAAAGGTTTTAGGCAACCCATATGCTTCAAAAAACTTAAACTCATCACCATATTTTATGTGAAGTTCCGTGTGGTGCATAAGACACAACGGAATAGCATTCCTATCATTCGCTTTTAACGATAAACCCCTCACACCGTCATACGGTTTTAACAAATGATGTGCTTGAACTGGATTGCTGTGAGCATAATAACCACCCTTTTGTATAAGACATGGCAGTGTCCTAATCCAATCTAGATGTTTTGCGTTTTCGTATTTCTTAGACATAACAACTTAAAATAGCAAAAAATTGCTGTCAGAGGTAGCCTATAAGAGCATCTTTTAGTGTGGTTAATGGTCTAGCATTAACGAAGCAATCACTAGAAAGGTACTTTCTCTGCATTATCAGACTCAACCAGTCTTAGACTACAACTTGTGTAAGGTGTTCCTTCTTTGGATTCTTTTTTCCAACCACCAAACTTATAAGTAGTTCCGTCTATTGTAATTTTTCCACCAATATCCGGAGAAGATTCTGATTTTTTTTGATCTTCTGAATTAACATGGAGTAAACCAACACTAACCATAAGCTCATGTTTTTTCTCACCTCTATCATTGGTGCTTTCAACAATGGCACTATATTTTTTTTGACCATTTATAGTAATGCTACCTTTCCTGTGAATGGTTGAATCGTTTTCATGCCACATAAAACCTTTTAGTTCATTATCGTATTCTTTTTGATCGCTCATATTGTTTCCACCTTTGCTAATTTATATTTAAAACCTTTACCGTTTTCTATTCTTTTTTTAAAAACTACCTCATCATACTTTGATAACCCATATTTGAGTCTTGCAGGTTCTTTTCGCAAATTTCTTATTGATGCTGATATGCTTGGTTCACCATACTTTGTACCAAAATGCTCAATTATAATTTTTTGTAATTCCCAAAAAGTCCACCAACCACCTTTATTCATTACTAAAAAAACACAATCATCTAATGTTAATGTATCTTTGTTTGGTTTTTTTTTCATTACGCACCTACATATAGTGTTAACAATTTTTCAAAATGGGGTTTATTTTTATCTACCTCATTAAGTTTATTATAAGCATCTTCTATGATAGTAGAATTAGCCTTAAAGGTTTCTATACACTCTTGGCTTTTAGGGTCAGCTAATACTTTACGCAATCCATCTAAGTATGAATCTATATCCGGAAATGCTGTTATAGCAATACCGTCTTTATTCCTTATAACTAAAGAATCTTTAGGTTTAGTTTTACTAACTGCAGGTGCAAGTTTATTTCTCTGCATTGCTTGTTCAGCATCATCATCTTCTTTCTTAGTAGCAACACCACAAGCCATAAGCAGTGAGTATCTTTTAGCATAACTAAGAGCAGAGCCGTATGCTTGGGGGTCTTGTTTAGAAGCAGGGATAGTTACTCTGCCTGTGCTTATCTTTCCACCGTGTCCGTAGAAGATAGTCTCTACACAAGCACCGTTATCGCAGTCATGTGATTCTTGTTGTAGCAATATGCCATTATCATTCAGTGGCTTTTTAACAGAATCAATTACTTCTTTTAAGGTAGCGTAGTCGCTCTTAAAAAATGGGTTGTTTCCATCTTGTACCACATGATCAATTTCTTGTTGTGCCTTGATCAAAGCATTTATCAAATTATCAGTCATTTTATCCTCTTTCAAAAAATAATTTATTAGCACCAATGATTTCATTAGTACCCCATTGATTAGTGAATTCTTCATTTGATATGTCCGGTTCTAGACATGACAAATAACACACCTCACTAATATCGCTAGACAATGCAAGTAACCTCATCATCTTATTTGCAATTCTTTTAATTTCTTTCCAATTTTGTTCTATATCAATAATTTCAAAACTATGTAATTCTTTTTTAGTTCTTGGTACATATATACAATCTACTACTGGAGTTACACCAGTAGCTTTTGCATAAAAAGATAGTTGATATTGATAGTCTTTTTTTGGTTTTGGTTTAATACCTGTAGTTTTTATATCTCGGACACAGTTTTCGTATAACAGATCAATGTAACCAATCATAGGAATTGGAAGATCGTCTATTTGGTGTTCAACTCTAAGTTGTGCATTAGTAGGAACTCCAAATGTTCGGAACAAAGGCAACATTGCAGTAATTGTATCTTCCGTCATTTCTCTTTTTTTCAAACAAGCATCAAAATCATATATAGCATTTGTTTCATATATTTTTGCATATATCTTTTCGTATTCTCTATTTGTTGCATCAATACAATCTTGCACTGTTGCGTTATGGTCAAAACAACCGTGTGTAATTCCTTGTTCAATACAAGTGCCGTAGCTCATAGCAGGGGAATAGAATCTATCTCTATAACCTGCAATATTAACTAACCACTTAGCAGGGTTTTTTCTGAATTTGTTGATTGATGACGGACTTAGATATTCTACTCCGTGTTGTTCAAATGGATTATTCTTCATGTTAAGTACCTCAATTAATGACAGTATTATGACACAAAATGGGTTTCATACAAGTACTTTTGATGCTAGACTAGATTTTATGAAAATAAATCAGTGGTTAAAAGAAGAAAAAATTACTCATTCTGAATTTGTTAGTATGTGCAGAAATAATGGTTTAGATATTTCACACAGTGCATTAGCGAAGTGGTGCCGTGGGTTACGAATTCCACGAAAAGAGGAAATGAAAACTATACACCATTGCACAAATGGAAAAGTATCAGCTAACGATTTTTATAATTTACCTATTGCAGAATAATTTAAATTGGTACATTATGTGCCAATGAGTATACAAGCACTTTCATGGTCAATTAAACAAAACTGCGACACACCAACAACAAAATTAATATTAGTTTTACTTTCAAACTACTGCGATGAGAACAATAGTTGTTACCCAAGTGAAAAACATTTGGGTAAATTAGTAGGTGTTTCTGATAGAACGGTAAGACGATCTTTAAAATATTTAAGCGAAAATAATTTTATAAAAATAAAAAATAGACTAGGAACTAGCAATAGATATTTTGTTAGTGTGGACACTCCTGACACTAGTATGGACACAGATGTCCAAACCCCTAGGTCACCCATGACCACTAATACTAAAGAAGATACTAAAGATAAATACAGTGTGGAATTTGAAAAGTTTTGGAAAGTATATCCAAGAAAAATAAATAAATATTCAACCATGCAAAAATTTAAGGTTGTGTTAAAAGATTATGACTTTGATAAATTAATGAAAGCTACTATCATTTTTGCATCACAAGTTAAAAACAGTAATACAGAAGAAAGGTTTATACCTCATGGTGCAACATGGTTGTCGCAAAAAAGATTCATTGATTTTGAAAATTTCAAATGGAAAAAAACTTCTTTAAATAATATAGCAGGGTAATAACATGAATATAGAAAGTAAATTAGCTGATAATGGAATTAGAGTAAACAATACTACGGTTGGAAATAGTAAGACTAAATGCCCACAATGTCAGCCACCCCATGACTCACATGACAATCCACTATCAGTAAATATCACAGACATAGGAACTGCAGTTTGGTTTTGTCATCACTGCGATTTTAAAGGTGGTACTGGTGGCAATAATTTTGTTAAGAATAATTATGTTAGTAAACCAGTGTATGTAAGACCAGTAACTCCAAATGAACCAACCAAATCAGAAAGTATGTACAGCTACTTTGCATCTAGGGGCATACATAAAGAAACAGTAGACTCATTAAGCATATACACAGAGGGTAGTTGGTTAGCATTCCCATATCTAAATGCAGACAATGAAGTGGTAAACATTAAGTACAGGACAAGGGATAAAAAATTTAAGCAATCGCCAAATGCAGAAAGAACTCTATTCAACTATCAGAATTCTAAAGATACAGATTCAGTAATTTTTGTAGAAGGTGAAATGGATGTACTAACATTATATGAAGTAGGTTTTACTAATGCAGTATCTTTGCCGGATGGTGCGCCAAAAGAAGCTAAGTTTAAAAAAGATGATGCAAGATTTAAAGCATTAGAGAACTGTCCTTTGTCAGCAAGAAATATAATAATTTTTACAGATAATGACCAAGCAGGAAAAAGTTTACATGATGAGTTATTACATAGGTTTGGCAAAGACATATGTTGGTATGTACAAGCACCCAATGACTGCAAGGATGCTAATGAGGTATTACAGAAGCACGGTACAGAAAAGCTAAAACAAATTATAGATCAGGCTGTACCCTATCCAGTTGACGGTCTCTATACAGCTAATCAGTATCAAGGAAGTGTTATAGATTTATATAACGGTAACTATGTTAAACCTCTAGAAATTGGATACCCAAGCCTAGATGAGATTTATAAGATTATGAAAGGTACATTCCATTGCATTACAGGTGTTCCAAATCACGGCAAGTCATATTTTCTAGATCAAATACTCATTAAAATTGCACAAGAGCATGATTGGTCTTACGCACTCTTTTCTCCGGAACACAGCACATCAATGCACATAAGACGAATGGTTCAAATGTACAATGAAAAACCTTTTGACCTTGGCGAGGATAACAGAATGAGCAAGTACGAATTGGAACAAGCTATGGAGTGGATTCACAATCATTTCTACTTTATAGAAACACACGATACAGTTCCGGACATTGATTATATTTTAGATATAGCAAAAGCCAGTGTTCTTAAATATGGAATAAATGGAATAGTTATTGACCCATACAATGAAGTTAGTGCTAAAAGAGTTGGCAACCAAAGAGAAGATGAACACATAAGGGATTTTATTTCTAAATGCAAAAGGTTTGCTAGGGTTCATGATGTTGTGGTGTGGGTGGTGGCTCACCCCACTAAGTTACAAAAGAATAATGACGGTGGTTATTCAGCACCTTCTTCTTACGATATAAGTGGTGCAAGTCATTGGTCAAATCAAAGTGATTGTATCTTAACCATTCATAGAGATTTTGACGAGAATACTACAACAGTGCTTACTAGAAAAATTAGAGAACAGGATTTATACGGTAAGATTGGTCAAGCAGTGTTTAAGTTTGACAACAACCATAGGGTATTTAAAGAACATAGAATGAGTACTGACTTTGAGATACCGGAGAGTTGGAGCAACTAAAAGCCTTTAAGCTCGTTAATACCTCACTATTGGTTAGAACAACTGAAGCTGATAGAGAGGTTGTCAGACACCTGTTTTTCTAATAACATGACACAATATGGACATAATCTTAAAAAAGGTTGAAGACCTAATACCGTACTTTCAAAACCCAAGAGTCATATCTGACCAAGCTGTCAATGAAGTAGCTAAGTCATTTACCAATCATGGAATACAACAAGTCATTTGCATAGATGAAGATAATGTAATTGTTGCAGGTCATACAAGATTGTTAGCTGCAAAAAAATTAGGCATCAAAGAAGTTCCATGTTCAATATACAAAGATAGTGCTGATAAAATTAATGCATATCGTTTAGCCGATAACAAAGTAGGCGAATACTCACAGTGGGAACAAGATTTTTTAGATGCTGAACTCAATGCACTAAAAGAAACCAACACAGAAATTGCAGGTTTTAACTTAGATGCAAACGATAGCTTGTACGAAAATCTAGATGATATGATTGAGTCTGATGTTGATTTGGATTCTGTTGGTTATGGTGCAGGTGAACTTACAAATCAATTACCCCTAATGTTCTATTTTGAAAAAGAAGATAGAGATGAGGTAATGAACAAATTAGAGTCATTGAGAGATGAAAAAGACCTGCAAACAAAATCAAACGCAATTTTATATTTAGTGAGGAATGTTAAATGATATTAATACCACAACCCAAACATGGCGAAATTATAGATATGACGGAAACCATGTATCCAACAAAATTAATTTCTATTTCAGATGATTATGACTTAGAGCCAATGGTCGGAAACATTTATGGTTTTGTTACTAAAGGTTCTTTTATAATTAACACTGGAAAAAATGACAGAAAGTGGAATGTACAAGAAGGTGATTTCTTTTCTTTAAAAACAAACATTGATGAAATGACAGAAACTTTCCAAGCACAAGACGATTCGCAGATGTTTTGGATTGTTAGATACGGATTTCAAGGAATCAATATGGTTGGAGAATCAGAAAAGCGAGGGAGATTATCTTACATTGACGGTTGCACTGATAGTTTACTTGTCATGCCACCAAGATTGGGCGACCCTTGTTTAAATTATTTGCATTTCCCAATGGGAATAGATCAAACGCAACACTTACACCCAAGCATCAGAATGGGTATTGTTATAGGTGGTAAAGGCGAAGCATTCCAAAAGCCTGACGGCAAACAAAAAGGTTGGGAAGAAGACTTATCCAAAGGAATGATGTTTTGTTTAGAAGAAGGCGAGATACATAGTTTTAGAACTGCAGAAAATTACATGGATATTATTGCTTATCATCCGGACTCAGACTTCGGACCAAGCGATACCAACCATCCAATGTTAAACAGAACCTATATTAATCACGGAAAAGGGTAGGTCTTAGGGTATTAACTACCCTTCAAGATGCTCTTTGACCGTATGTCAGAGGACTAAATTTTGTCAAAAGTGCATAAAAAAAAAGAAATAGACAAAGATGTCTATGAATTAGCACTAGAACGAATAAGACGAACCTATGATATTTTTGATAATGTAGTTGTTATGTTTAGTGGTGGGAAAGATTCAACCGTCTGTCTCAATCTAACACTCCAAATTGCCAAAGAAAGAAACAAGCTACCTCTTGATGTTTATTTTTTTGATGAAGAAGCTATACCCTATGAAACTATTGACTATGTAAAAAGGGTTGCTGATCTGCCTGAAGTAAATATGAATTGGTTATGTGTACCAGTTAAGCACAGAAACGGTTGCTCTAGAAGTGAACCATATTGGTATACATGGGCACCTGAAGATGAAGAAAAATGGGTCAGACCAATGCCTGATTATGATTGTGTAATACAAGAAAAAGACTTGCCATTCTTTCCCAAAGAAATTTCTAAAAGACCAACAGTTCCGGAATGCAATGGTTTACTTTTCCCACCTCAAGACTGGGGAGAAGTCGGAGTGATCATGGGAATAAGGTCTGAAGAATCATTAACAAGATACAGAACAATATTACAAACTGGTGATGGGAAACGGTATGAAGATTACATAATTAGTCTGAAATCAAAAACTGCATTAGGCAATGTATTTAAAGTTTGTCCTATATACGATATGAAAACTGTGGATGTTTGGACACTTCCACAAAGATTTGGTTGGGATTACAACATTACATATGACATTCTAGAAAAACTTGGACTTACACATTTGCAACAACGGTGTGCTCCCCCATATGGAGAAGAACCTATGCGTGGATTATGGCAGTACTCCATAGCCTTTCCGGACATTTGGGATAAGATGCAATCAAGAGTTGCAGGTGCAGCAACAGCAGCAAGATATGCAAATACAGAACTTTATGGGTTTGGTGGTCTTCCAGAAAAACCTGCTGACATGGAATGGCTTGAATTTGTTAAGTATTACATCAGTAAACACCCTCAACCATATAAATCTGAAGTTGCAAAACGAATCCAAGAACAAATTAGGGCCCACTATGTCAAAACTTCTGAGCCTATTTTAAAAACTCATCACTATGTTACAGGGGTTGGTTGGGAATATTTACTGCGTATAGCTATGCGTGGAGATTACAAAGGTCGTAAACAACCATTGTTTACAACTGATCCTAAACAACAAGCATCACAAAAAAAGAAATACGAGGCAGAAAGACATGGCAAAGAATAAACAACCAATTAACAATATGAAGTGGGTTGATAGAGACACCTTGAAGGCAAATGATTACAACCCCAACAAGGTTGCACCAGTTGAGTTAGAACTCTTAAAGACAAGCATTATGCTTTGTGGGTGGACACAGCCAATAGTTGCTCGTGCTAGTGGTGAAATAGTAGACGGATTTCATAGATGGACAGTTTCTGCTGATGAAAAAATCTTTGCATTAACTGGTGGTTTTGTTCCGGTAGTATTCCTAAGTGCAGAAGTTGATGAAGCTCAACAAATGGTAGCAACCATAGTTCATAACAGAGCAAGAGGAAATCATATGATCTTATCAATGACAAGCATTATTAGAAAGATGCGTGATGAACACAAATACAGCGATGATAAAATTCAAGAAATGCTAGGAATGGAACAAGAAGAAATAGATCGTTTATATGACTTTGCACCAATGACTGAAAAGGGTAGTGGTGAGGAATACAGTAAAGGTTGGGTTCCGGATATAAAAGAAAGGGATTTTGATTAAATTTGCGTCCTGACAAGGTCATGGTGAACTTCTTGAAGGTCTACCAATAGTAGACCCCCAACGAAGTAATAGGCTTTTAACCCCATTGCTTTGATCTCCACATAAGGGGATTATCATATGCATCTGTACCATTGCTCCATATGTTCTTAGCCTTGACCAAATCAACTGGGTCTAAATTAAAGTCTCTATAACCCTGTCTTATTGTTTCGTAATACATAGGACTTGGTTTAGCATAACCAGTACGGTTCATGCGATAAACTAAAACATCAGCAGTCTCACCAAAATCTCTAGCAAGTGCATCTGTCAATTTAATCTGAAACCACTCTTTTCTATATAGAGTTGGGTAACCCTCAAATATATCTAAAGAGGCTTCGCACTTATCTGTTATATCCCATAAAGCACCTCGCACTTGCGAACCTGCTTTTTGTTCAATATCAGCTACACCTCTAAATACCAAATCATAGTCCGGCAAAGTAAATGGAACTATTGGTTGAGCATTAGGGCATCGCATACTCATGTTGTCTACATTTAGGTTAGCACCGTAAGCAAAGTAAAACATTATTTTATCTCCTGTAATAAATCAAATTTAAGTAACTCGTCAATGAAAGTATCTGCATTGTAATAATCTAACTTGTAACCAAATTGAACTTTGATACGGTTAGCACATTCTTGCATCCATATTTCTGTAGTATCGCAAGGTGCAAAACTTGATTCTGAAATGGCTTGTACAATGTCGTACTTGTCAAAACCTACAAATATTGCACCACCCTTCATGGTGTATTTTAACTTGTGCATAATGCCCTCGCTCTTTTAGTGTAAAATCTTCTAGTTGCAGAACTTACCAAACCAGTCTTAACCAATCCATTCATAAGTGATGAAAGTTTAGTTTTGTAGGTGCTTGTAGTATCACCCTGTGTAATTTTTACTGATCTGTTTGTGTCAGCAAGTTTTGTCATACCCATACAAACCATGACCCAGTTCTCAATTTTAGCAGGACAAATTGTACCACTGTGATGTCTGAATTCTACAGTTCCATGTTTCCAAAAACTTTCAAGATTTAGTTTGTAGTATCTACCACCTTGAACTTTCTGTAATACATCCCTTGCAGTTTTACATTTATTAATTTCTGCAAAGACAAACTCTAAACTAGAGTCTCTGTAATTTGCATTTGAACGACAGTAGCTGTTGTTACTTAGTCTTCTAGAGTTAGGCATAATAGTATCTATTGCAGATTCAAATTTTGCATATCTCTTAGCAAGGTTCTTGAATTCTTTAACACCCCAATCTCTAGCACCAACATGAACATGAAGTCCACAAGTTCTATTAACATCACAATGCAACTCATTAAGCATAGTCATGAAGTTTTTAAGAATCAGCATATCGTTATCACCTCTTAGTATTGGACTTACAAGTTCTAGTCCTCTACCGTTCCTAGATGAAACTGATGAATCAGTTTTAAGTCTCCACTTACTAGAATCAGTATCGCTGTAAGAAGCAATATATAGTCTAGGCATTGGTATATCTGACGATCTAGAATTGATCTTATCAGCAAGTTCTCTTTGACCCCACTCAGTTGAAATGAATTCTACTTCTACTCCGTAGGTTCTTTCGTTATTAAGTCCGTTCATTTTATCTCCGTTTCAATTTAATATAAGGTTATTATAGCAACTGTTGTTACATATACAACCTCTAGGAACAAAAAAGATTAATTAATTAACAATCATCAAATGTAGGTTTAAGAGCTAACTTATGTTGTTGTACTTCATCAATGCGTGAGTCCGGTTGCTCATCTTCATGGGTATCACAAGTTGCACAATACTTAGTATCAGCTTTGGCATGGATGTAGTTATCATCACATTCGCAATCCCAATAATCATCATGAGTTAATACAGGCAATTCTTTCATTAGTGTATTCTCCTACCGTGCTTAATAACTGTTTGTAATTTCTTCCAATCTTTAGGGGAAAGAAAAGATTGAACTTGATCAAATTTCATACTCATTAAATCCATTTGATACTTAATACTTAGTAGTACTACTTCTTTCTCATACGGACTGAGATCATTGAATTCTTTACCTTCTAAATTATCCATATCTCAACCCCAATATTTCAAAGTCATACCATTGTAAGACCTCATCTTTAAACTCATCCCAACAAGCAAGTAACTGTATTCTCTTAACAGCACACTCATATGCAAAATCCTTATCCTCAAAAACATCAAACTCATTTACATAATTTTTAAACATTCCTTTCAGTAAACGCAAGGCTGTTAACCTAGCATCATCATAATTATTCATAGTATCTCCTATTCAATTTATTAACAGTTGTTATTGTAATCTATTATAAAAACATTGCAACCCAATTTGTGCAATTAGATATAGACATATCGTACCCTATCAACTAGACTACAATTTTGGAATGATAATAAATGAGAATTTTAGGATAAAAATTGAGTACAGATAATAACAAATTAACTATTGAACTTGCAGAAAAAATACGCAACAAGTATGTACAAGGCTTAGATACAGAAGGAGATAGAAAATATTTCTCCATTGATGCTTTGGCTATAGAATATGGAATTGCAAAAAGTACTCTCTACAAATGGGCACAAAAAGAATCATGGAAGTCTCAACAAGAAAGATTCCACCAAGAGTACCTACAAAAATTAGACCAACAACGACAAGAACAACTTGTAGAAGAATCTAAAAGTTTTGATAGCACTGGTTTAAAGATAGCTAAAATATTAATGAATGAAGTAGGAATGTTATTAAACGAAAATAATCAAAGAAGGACAGCAAACCCAAATGACCAAGAAAAGTTTACACCACAAATGGTTCAGCAGTTAGGTAACGCTGCACTACAAGCTCAAAAGCTAGGTAAATTAGCCTTGGGTGAATCCACTGAAAACATGAAACTAAATGCAGAAATTAAAGACACAACAGCATTCAACGAAGCTATGGAACTCTTGGATCAGATTGGAAGAGCCAAGCGAACTGGCGACTTGGGCTCTATACACTAATTGGCTTTCTACAGCTAGAGAGAAGCAACTACCGCCTGAGGAAGATCATTTTATATGGTTGATACTTGCAGGTAGGGGTTGGGGCAAGACAAGAACTGGTGCACAGGACATTGCATTGTATGCACTAAAAAACGAAAACACTATATCAGCAGTTGTTGCTCCTACATTTGGAGACCTTAGAAGGGTTTGTTTCAATGGACCGTCAGGCTTGATGTCTATCATACCTAAAGAATGCCTAGATACTTCTTTTGGCACAGATGGTTATTCTGCAAGTGTCATGGAAATAAGACTATTTAATGGCTCTAAGATAGTTGGATATGCAGCAATCAATCCGGAACGATTAAGGGGACCACAGTTTCATAGAGCATGGTGTGATGAGTTAGCTTCTTGGAGATACCCTGAAGCTTTTGACCAATTAATGTTTGGTTTAAGGCTTGGAGAAGACCCTAAGTGCATTATTACAACTACACCAAAGCCAATACCAATACTAAAAAGTTTAATTGTCAGAGAAGATGTCCATGTTACCAAAGGTAATACTTTTGAGAACTCAGATAACTTAGCAGAATCAGCCTTGGAAATGATGCGTGAAAGATATGAAGGCACAGCATTAGGAAGACAAGAACTATACGCAGAAATACTTGACGATATAGAGGGTGCATTGTGGACACACAAACAAATTGAAGACACTAGAATAAACAGAGATACCAAAAAAGATTTTAAAACGATCATTGTTGCAATAGACCCTGCTGTAACTGCAGGAGAGAATTCTGATGAAACAGGTATCGTGGTAGTAGGCAAAGACATGAATAATGAGTATTATGTATTAGAAGATGTCTCAGGCAAGTATTCACCAGACGAATGGGGTAGACTAGCAGTGAAGACATTTTATGATTGGGAAGCAGACAGAATTGTTGCAGAAACTAATAATGGTGGAGACTTGGTTGAAAGACTTTTGAGGAGCGTTGATAACAATATTCCTTATAGGTCAGTAAGAGCTACTCGTGGGAAAATGCTTAGAGCAGAACCTATAGCAGCACTTTACGAACAAAAAAAGGTTCATCATATGGGTGCTTTCCCTGAATTAGAGACACAAATGTGTACTTATGTGGGTCAGTTGAAACCCAGTCCTGATAGATTAGATGCTCTAGTTTGGGGTCTTACCGAACTAAGCAAATCACAGGGAACAATTAACTGGAGAATTAGCTAATGGCAATTTTGGATAACATAAAGAACATCTTTACTGGCAAACCTGAAGTAAAGAACTCAAACATGATGGGTTATTTTGGTGTAGGTACTGAAGAATCTAAGCAATATAAATATGAAGACCTAGCAAAAGAGGGTTACCTAAAGAACGCTATTGTCTACAGATGCGTTAATGAGATAAGCAAGGGTGCAAGTTCAGTTCCTTTTGTATTAAAAATGGGCGATCAGATTATAGAAGAACACCCACTGATAGATTTGTTAATGCGACCTAATCCTCTCCAGTCTTATAGTGAGTTCTTCAATAGCCTATATGGTTATGTTCTGCTTAGTGGTAACGCTTACATCTTAAAGGTAGGAAGCGAAATGGGAACGCCTAAAGAATTGCATCAACTTAGACCTGACCGTATACAAATCAAAGGTGGTGGAAATCCCATGCCTGATAGATACGAATACATGGTCAATGGACAGATTAGAGAATCATACCCTGTAGATCAAGTGAACGGATTTAGCGAACTAAAACATATTAAGCTATGGAATCCATTAGACGATTATTACGGTCTCAGTCCAATGAGTGCTGCCGCTGTTGAGGTAGATCAATTCAATATGTCTAGTAAACACAATGTTAATCTTTTGCAAAATGGAGCAAGACCTAGTGGAGCTATAATATTTAAACCACAAGATGATGCAGGATTTGCAGTCAATCTTACTGAATCACAAAGACAACAACTTCTCACCGATATGAACAATAGATTTGCCGGTAGCAAGAATGCAGGTAGACCAATGTTGCTAGAAGGAGATTTTGACTGGAAAGAAATGGGATTATCTCCTAAAGATATGGACTTTGCTAATCTTAAACATATGAGTGCAACAGACATTGCTCTTTGCTTCGGTGTACCAAGTCAATTAGTTGGTGTTCCTGATAGTCAAACTTACGCTAATGTTGCAGAAGCTAGACTGGCTCTGTATGAAGAAACAATTATCCCTCATCTACGCAAGGTTTCATCAGACCTGAACGAGTGGTTAGTACCAATGTTTGATGATAGATTTTCATTAGAGTTTGATATTGATTCAATACCTGCATTGTCTGAAAGGGTAAAGCGTACCTATGAAAATGTAACAAGTGCTGTAAGGGAAGGCATAATGACTCGTAATGAAGCAAGACAACAACTAAACCTTGAACCAGTAGACGGTGCTGACGCACTATACATATCTGCTAACCTGTTTCCTATATCTGACGGTGATGTTGAAAAGCCAATCAATCCAGTAAACGAAGAAGACTTGGAAGACTATGATGAAGATGAAACTGATAAAGCAATAGCTCAATTATTAGAAGAAGAAAAAGCACTATCTGATATTGACACGAAGCCTACAAACTCTATGGCAGAAGAAGCTGCTAGAGGTCTACAGTGGAGAAAGAAATATAACAGGGGTGGAACTACAGTTGGAGTTGCAAGAGCAAATCAATTAATGAATAAAGAAAATCTATCTGTTGATACCGTATTAAGAATGTACAGCTTTTTTTCAAGGCATGAAGTAGATAAGCAAGGGCAAGGTTTTAGTCAAGGTGAAAAAGGCTATCCAAGTGCCGGAAGAATTGCTTGGGCACTATGGGGTGGTGATGCAGGTTTTTCTTGGTCAACTAAAGTTAGAAATCAAATACAAAGAGAAAGAGATAAATAAAAAAATGCTCTATGAATGGCTTAACTTCGTTAATGCTAGACCCTTTACTTAGTGCAAAGATGCTCATAGAAACTATGTCAGAAGGTTAATTTTGGTTACATATGATTAGAAACAAACAAACCAACAGACTTAATGATTTTAGAAGAGGTAGGGTTAATACAAGGTCTCAATATAGAGAACAACTTGTTATCCGGAATAATCTTGAAAAACAGTTCTACAGAAAACTAAACACACTCTTTAGAAAGTTTCTTAATGTACAACTGTATCTATACAGAGAATTTGGTTTATACGAACCACAAATAGCATCACAAACTCTTAATGAGGATTTTTTTCCATTAATGCAATCGCATTACAACAGAGTATTTAAAGCTGTGTACCTAAACGCAGAAGATAAATTCAATGAGCAAAAGCAAGAAACCTTCGTATTTGGTAGAAGCATAGATTTTGAACAAGTGGTTATTAACTACTTTGCCACTAGACAATTAGTTCTATCAAACATTACTGAAAGTTTAGCAAACAGAATTTCGTCAGCTATAGAAATAGGAAGGTCAGATAACTTAACGCTACAACAAATAGCTAAATTAGTATCAGACAAATTTCTACCAATTAGCAGAAGTCGTGCTGCACTTATAGCAAGAACCGAAACACATAATGCTGCAAGTTTTGCCAGTAATTCATACCACTTACAAGTACAACAAGACTTAGGCACTAAAATGCTAAAGCAATGGGTATCAGCTAATGATGAAAGAACAAGACCTAGTCATTCACAAGCTAGTGGTCAAATAGTTGATATGGAAGAAAGTTTTATTGTTGGTGGTGTACCAATGAAATATGCAGGAGATTCAGCAGGTGGTGCTAAGAATGTTGTGAACTGTAGGTGCGTTATTGTTTATGTAGATGAAAGAGATATAATAGTCTAGTGTTGGTAGTGAGTTAACGGAGACACTTTAACTAAAAGACCCACTACCATTTTCAGCATCACTAGAAAGACTGTCATTTACCTTTTAGCCAGTGCCTAAATATATTTTAACATTTAAATATCAAATTCATCGTACATTCGCTGAACTTTTTTAATCCGATCTTGTAAAGCAGATTCTACAAATTTACTAAATACGAGTCCGTGTTTTTTACAGAACTCTTTTGCATCTATCTTTACTTCTTTAGGTATGTTGATTGCAACCACGCCATATTTTCCTCTATGTTTATCCATAATTATCTCCACCACTTAGGTTTATTTGTTCCCTTTTCCCATTTAGCATAATGCTTTTCATTAATCATATAGTTTCTATAAGACAATATATGACTATCTGATTTGTATTCTAACGGCATAGCTTGTGCAAACTTTGTTAGCTCACCTTCTTGTATATCCATAGGGAATCTAGCAAGACCATCCCATAACTTAGTCCAACAAGCATGATATTTGTCATAGCGATTGTGATACTCCTCACATAAAGAAACGAAATGCTCTAACACCCACCTATAATTTTCGTGTGTTTCTCTTGTCCATATAGTGCAAGGGTGGTTAAGAAAAGCAGGTTTGTATAAATTGAAATCATCGCAGTATTTCTGTGGTGATAATACTCTGTGTGCTGTGCAAAGCATTTGTGCTGTTTCTAATGGCATCTTTACGACTAACTTATCCGGTAATGCTCTAGCTGATTTAGTAGGGCATCTGTGTACTGCAAATATATTCATTTTATACCCTTTTTAAAAGATCAATCTTTTGTGCAAGATCGTCAAAGTTTGCATCTTCTAAGGCTTCACTAGCAACAGCTAATATAGAACCTGCATCCCATTGTGTGAATTTGCTAACCACTAATCCTAAAGCCTCTGCATCTGTAGCTTTATGACCTTTGACAAATGCTTTCTCTTTAATAGCATCTAATAGTGTAGGTAATATAGAAGCAATCATTTTGTCAGTGCTTTGTGTTGTATCTAAGTTTAAGTTTGTCATTTTATTTTCCTTGTTTATCATGTTATGTAGTTATTATAACAACTAGTGTAATAAATGCAACCCTAAATCTATATTATTTATATTTCCCTAAATGTTGTGCTAGACTAAAGCCTGAAGTACTATATGTAGATATATGGAGATAACACTATGACCACTGAATTTAATTCAGAAGAAAGTTTAGCTGTTTGTACCAATGAGTACGATTCTTATAAAGAAGATTCTACACAGAATAAAGCTTCAGCAGATGCACTAAAAACCGGAGACATGGTCTCATGGAATTCTAGTGGTGGCAGAGCAAGGGGAAAAATTACAAGAATTGTAAGAAGTGGGACACTGGCTGTTCCTGATACTGACTTTACTCTTAACGCAACCGAAGAAAATCCGGCTGCATTAATCAGAGTTTATCAAGGTGGTGAACCATCTGATGTTATTGTTGGTCATAGGTTTTCAACACTCACTGAAGTAAAGCAAGAGATTCGCAAAGATGTATTTGATAATCCTGTAGAAGCTAATGCAAGAGCCAAAGAGATTGGTTGTGTTGGCAGTCATTCAATGGACGAGGACGGAAACAAAATTTATATGCCTTGTAAAACTCATAGCGAATACACAGAACTATCTAGTACCGAAGAAGCAGGTTACAAACCAAAGAAGCCTAAGAAAAAAGAAGAAGAAGATTTTTTAGATAACCTAGCTGAACTTAAATCTTTCATTGAAGTTAAGTCAGAACTTAAAGCCTATGATGACGAAGATGACGAGAATAAAGAATACGGTTTGTTTGAAGGCTATGGCTCTGTGTTTGGTAATAAAGACTTAGGCAATGATGTTATTGAGAAAGGTGCGTTTACTAAATCTCTTAGAAAGAGAAAGAACAAAGGTGTCAAACTCTTATATCAACACAAATCAGATATGCCTATTGGTGTATTTGACGAAGTAAAGGAAGATGATTACGGCTTAGTTGTAAAGGGCAGACTTGCACTCAAAACACAAGCAGGTGCAGAAGCCTACGAATTATTAAAAATGGGTGCTTTAGACGGTCTTTCAATAGGCTTTAGAGTGAACCCTTCAGAAGTAACATATGATAAGCGTAATAATAAACGCATAATCAAAGAAGTAGATTTAATGGAAGTTAGCCTAGTAACTTTTCCGATGAACCCACAGGCAACTGTGATGTCGGTAAAAGGTGAACAGTATTCTATTAGAGAATGGGAAAAAGGATTGCGTGATGCATTCAACTTGTCTCGTTCAGAATCAAAGGTTGCTGCAAAAGCAGTAACTAAGTGTTTTGATCAACGAGAGGTTGATGAAAGTGCAGAATTGGTAGAAGCCATAAAGAACTTAACTTTAACCTTAAAATCTTAATAGGAGATAATTATGTCGGAAGATATAAAAAATGCTATTTCAGACCTTGGTCAAACTTTTGAAGAATTTAAAAAAGTAAATGACGATAGGC